CTTTCTCTTTAATCTGCGGGATCCAAGGATGAAATTGTTTACCTAATCCCGGGCTAGCTGCACACAACATCAACCATTGAAGTTCCGGATGATTCTGAACATGTTCATTAAATAGATGCTTGTTTACAGTCAAGTTAGTACTAATAAGATAGTATGCTTCAAGTTCTTTCTTACCCTTGACTGCACTGATCCAATGAGTAATCATATACGGAACAAACTTTTTTCTTTGTTCCTCGGTAAGAGAACTGTAGTAGTCATAATTTTTACGATCTATGTTTTCAATAGACTGAAACAAATCAAACTCTACGCGCTCAAATCGCTCTTCTGATGTCTTTTTACTTGTCATTAAACTCAACTAATTTTATAACTGCTTCAGGAAAAGTATCAATCATTACATCCTTCATAATCTGCAATACTTCATCGCACCCTGTTTTACCATGTAGTGCTTCCCAGAACCGATCATAACCTTCAGTAAATGTAATTTCAAATTTGTATGTTTTCATGTTAAAAAGCCTGACTGTAATCCACAACTTCGCAATTCTTACTTACTTCTTTGACCATGTAAATACATCTTGGTTTTTCTTCAGCGTCTATTGGAACACATAGAAATTGCCCGTTTCTTAGTCTAGGTGCATACCATGTAACATCATGGTAGACATCCACTATTTCAATATCCAAGAATGATGGACGAAAACCACTGAGTGGATTAAACTCAAATGACTTAAAACCACGATCATTGATACTGGTTAAAGGAACTATTTCCAAATCTCCAAAGTCTGGCTCGCCAATCAGTATCTGCCAATCCAGTGGCATTTTGATTGTTTGATTACCAACTCGTAATACCAGCGCCGGACTATTGAAGCTTTCCAAAAAAATAAGAGGAATGTAATGATAGTCAACTGACTGAGGATTTGAGTTATCCATGATGGCAAATCTTAGATCGTCTACCTCTTCAGGTAGATTTTCCAAATTGTATGCTGAATTTTCCAGTGTTAATATTTTCATATGCTTAATATAACATCAATACTCTAACTTTTCAAGAGTATACGGATAATTCTGCTCACGGTAAAACTCTTTACGCTTTGTTAAATGTCGTTTAGCAAATCTACATGTGCTAGTCACATCCCATATTTGAACGAAATCTTTATCTTCTGCTTTACGAATACCTCGTCCAATAGATTGAACAACTCTAACAAAGCTTTTTCCGGGCTCCAAAAGAACCAAATTGAATATTCTGGGTATGTTGATACCCACGGCAGCAACACCGTATGTCGCTACGATAATCTTGTCATTACTGATCGCGACTTCATCATACTCTTCTTTGCGTTCTTTTAGCTTTGTCTTGCCGCGAATGAACACGCTATTTGGTAGTCTATTGACCAACTCTTCTCCAGCAGCAACCCGATCAACCAGAATCAATGTATTTCCAGTTTCAACAATGTTGAGTACTAGCTTGGAAATAGTATCAAGGCGAGTTTTGTCTGACAACAAATGACTCAACTCACTCTGATAATCTCTGAACTCGGCGTGATCTTGCATTTGTACAATGTTGACATGACACTGAGATAGTACGCCAGCTTCCTGTAACTCACTTGCCTTTAGCTTATTGATTACTGGACCAATACAAGTAAACAATGCTTGGCTAGCAAACAAATCTTTTGGAATAGTGCCGGTAAGACCCCACCGAATAGGAATGCTGGACATTATTCCACTTAATAGTGTCTTAAGTGCATCGGATTTTACGGAGTGTGCTTCGTCTACCATTACGCAAACTACTCCCTCTATGAACTCATAAATAGTAATGTCAGTCTCACCCTCTTTGGTATTCTTAAGTAAGTTGTTCAAGCTTTGCCAAGTACAAATAGTATGCTTGTGTCCGTGCTCTTTTCTGTCTCCAAAATAGACTCCAACATCTAGTCCTAGATTTCTGTAATCTGCCTCTGTCTGAGTTACCAGTGATTTGTTTGGAACAATAACTATGGTTCTTCCAACTGATTCGCAGCAGTAACTTAGTGCGGCAGTGATTATGGTGTTATGCGTGACAACGTAGTTATCAGTGACATAAAGATGTTCTGGATCATCTATGTATATACATCTAACTGGCTCTGTGGATATCTTGACAATATCAGTTATTTTCAACTTCAGCGAATCTTGATATTGATAATCAGAGGAAGCTTTATCGATCTTTCGTTGAAGACTTGATAACTCTCTAGGACGAGGGAATCTAACACTAACAACAAAGCATTTCTTTCCGAGTCTTCTCTCTTCATTATACGTATAGTAGTTAGAAGTCTTCTCTTTTATTCTTGCTAGTCCACCAACACTCCAAATCATTTCTTGAAAGTCTTTGGCTAAAGATTCACTAGTGCTACAAAAAGTTATGCAGCCATTTCGCCCAATATGACCGTCAGAGTCTATAAGTCCGCGAATAAGTTCCATTCTCTGATTCAGTGACCCCGAGAAAAACTCGCGAGGAATGAACTTTTCGTGAGAAAGCTTATTGTTCAGCCCAAGATTGATAATTGTCTGAACATAATGGTGACTTGATGTTGATTGTTCATTCTTTATAAACCCACCATTAGAAGAACGACGCAAGGTCTTGAAATGTTCTCTGAGTGCATTCTTCTGAGTTATCATATTCGTGAAGACTATTGAGTATTCATATTCTGATAGACGCTTGATCTTATAGCCAGGCATAAGCTTCGATTCAATCTTAGGTACTAGTTCCAAATCAGCCGTGGAAAAAGAAAGTCTACCGTGTCTAAATGAACCGTCTCCAAGCAAAAAACCAAGTAACCAGGGATCCATTGGCAACTCTCTGTCAATAGTATCTTGCTCCATCGTGATCAATGGTAATCCTATTGCTCGTTTAGTATTTTCTTTCAACTCAATGAGTTCTTTTGTTGTTATATGTCTCCAGGGACCTCCACGTTTAGAACCTGAACGCCAACCAATGTTATGAACTTTCCAAATATGATCTTCGCACGCTCTCGCAGTTCTTCCATCAGCAAACTTTAGTTCATAAACATCCTTTGTTCCTGGTTCATATATCTTCAAAATATTTGCAGATTTTCCGGATGGAGTTGTGACTCTATCACCAACATTCAGCGAGCCCATTTCTACCCATCCATTTGAAGTTAGAACTTTACTTGAATATGGCTGACACTTGCCCGCACCAGTAGCAACTTCTTGTATGCTTTGTGGGTTGACTAAGAAGTTGTTGATGATCTCAACTTGATAATCTCTGAGTACAATCGGCTGACCAGCAATTGGATGACCAGTGGGCCAAGTTTTGTGACTGAACGATTGATCAGTGATAGTGTTAAACTCAAAATGAGTACGATACTGTCTCGTATCTTCTAGTTCAATGTCATACCCAGACTCTTCTAAAACAGGAATTATTTCGTCCAGCAGATTAATGTATGTGCTACCCCCTAACTGAAAGTATGAGATCTTTCCGTTCCATCTTCCTAGACGCACACTGGGCAGATACTTTGCACCTGGAATTTCGTACTCAAATTTTTTGACCAATGCTCGTCTGGTGTCTAAGTCTAACCCTTCAAACTTTACATTTACTTCGTCTCGTATGATTAGTTTACAGTTTTTCATCAGTAGAATTATACTTATCAACCGTGTAGTGTGTCAAGTATTATTAGACCTAAAAAAAGGACCCCGAAGAGTCCTTTGTTGATTCTAGAACAGTGCTCAAGCCTTGATGCAAGTCTCACGAGCAAGCATTTTCCAGTCGTTGGAGTCAATGCGAAACAGATCGGCAATCTTGAGCGACATACGGAGACTAATTTCGCGCATCTTGGAACGGTTCTCCCACATGAAGTCCAGAATTTCCTCAGCTTCGTTACCCTGAAAATCGTAGCTAGAGAACAGACCACCAACCGTATCTTTACTGGCATCCTCGTGAACCTGCTTGACGCGAAGCATCTTATCACGCTCAGTGTTGATGGTCAGATCCAGATAGTGACAACGAGATTGAAGTGCTTCCAAATGAGCCGCGATCTTCTTAGAACGACGGTCGCTAAAATCCAAGTTGGTCACGAAGATACAAGAACCGTTGAACTCAAAGTCAGTGGGAATGCCTTCCTTACGCAGATAAGAACTGTCACTGTTCCACCAAATGCGACGACGCTTGCCACTGTCAAGTGCAGCCTTCAGAATGTTAAGTGCATCCTGATCGTCCCACACATCGCAATCGTCAAAGACCAACACTGACTTGGAATCACTGTACTTATACAGCAGTGCATACAGACCGATAGCAGTGATCGCACCCTTGACAATCTCAAAACGAGTGCGCTTGCCAGCCAGCTTATCAAACAAGC